TTATAACAGGTTCTTTAGTTGATATAGCGTTTCGATAGCTTGACGCGGGGTCATGCCATCCAGGTCCAGCTTGCCCAGCTTCTCGATGGCCGGGTGTGGCAGGCTGGCGAACAGGTCGCTCTGGTGCGGGACTTGCGGCTCGTCCTTGGCCTTTTTGCTCACCGGTGCTTCATGGGGCAGGCTGGTGGTTTCCAGCCGGCCCAGGTGCTCGCGTGCGCGCAGGATCACTGGCGCCGGCACGCCCGCCAGCTGCGCCACGGCCAGGCCGTAGCTCTGGCTGGCCGGGCCAGGCAGCACGTGGTGCAGGAAGACGATACGCTCGTTGTGCTCGGTGGCGTTCAGGTGCACGTTGGCCACCAGCGGTTCACTCTCCGGCAGCACGGTCAGCTCGAAGTAGTGGGTGGCGAACAGGGTGTAGGCACGCAGTTCGGCCAGGCGCTCGGCTGCAGCCCAGGCCAGTGACAGGCCGTCGAAGGTGCTGGTGCCGCGGCCGACTTCGTCCATCAGCACCAGGCTGCGGTCGGTGGCGTTGTGCAGGATGTTGGCGGTTTCGCTCATCTCGACCATGAAGGTCGAACGCCCACCGGCCAGATCGTCGCTGGAGCCGATACGGGTGAAAATGCGGTCGACCAGAGACAACTCGCAGCTGGCGGCCGGAACGAAACTGCCGATGTGCGCCATCAGCACGATCAGTGCGGTCTGGCGCATGTAGGTGGATTTACCACCCATGTTCGGGCCGGTGATGATCAGCATGCGCGTGCTGTTGTCCAGGCTCAGGTCGTTGGCCACGAACGGCGTGGTCAGCACCTGCTCGACCACCGGGTGGCGGCCTTGCTCGATGCGCAGGCACGGCTCGTCGGTGAAGCGCGGGCAGTTCAGGTCGAGGTTCAGCGCACGTTCGGCGAGGTTGCTCAGCACGTCCACCTCGGCCAGCGCGGCAGCGCTGTCCTGCAGCGGAGCCAGGTGGCTGATCAGGGTTTCCAGCAGCGCGTCGTAGAGCATCTTTTCGCGCGCCAGGGCACGGCTCTTGGCCGACAGCGCCTTGTCCTCGAAGGCCTTGAGTTCGGGCGTGATGAAGCGCTCGGCGCCTTTGAGGGTCTGGCGGCGGATGTAGTCGCCCGGTGCCTGCTCGGCCTGCTTGCTCGGCAGCTCGATGAAGTAGCCGTGCACACGGTTATAGCCGACCTTGAGGTTGGCAAGGCCGGTGCGGGCCTTCTCGCGGGTTTCCAGGTCGATAAGGAACTGCCCGGCGTTCTCGCTGATCGCCAGCAGCTCGTCCAGCTCGCTGTCGTAGCCGGCCTTGAGCACGCCGCCATCACGGATGACCGCTGGCGGGTTGTCGATGATCGCGCGCTCCAGCAGGCTGGCCAGCTCCGGGTAGGTGCCGGTGATGGCGGCCAGTCGTGCCAGGTGCGGCGCTTCCAGCTCGCTCATGGCGTTCTGCAGCTCGGGCAAGGCACCGAGGGCATCGCGCAGGCGCGCCAGGTCTCGCGGACGGGCATTGCGCAGGCCGATACGGGCGAGGATGCGCTCGATATCGCCGATTTCCTTGAGCTGCGGCTGCAGCTTTTCGAAGCGGTAGCCGTCCAGCAGGCAGCGGATCGAGTCCTGGCGTGCCTGCAGCACCTTGAGGTCGCGCAGCGGGCGGTTCAACCAGCGCGTCAAGAGGCGGCTGGCCATGGCGGTCTGGCAGCGGTCGAGCACCGACTGCAGGGTGTTGTCGCGACCACCGGCCAGGTTGATGTCCAGCTCCAGGTTACGGCGGCTGGCGCCGTCGAGGATCACCGTGTCGTCCAGGCGCTCGTGGCGCAGGCTGCGCAGGTGCGGCAGGGCCGTGCGCTGGGTTTCCTTGGCGTAGGTCAAGAGGCAGCCGGCGGCACCGATGGCCAGGGTCAGCTTGTCGCAGCCAAAGCCCTTGAGATCCTTCGTCGCGAACTGCTGGCACAAGGCCTTGCGCGCCGAATCGCGGTCGAAGTCCCACGGCGCGCGGCGACGGGCACCCGGGCGCTTCTCGGCGGGCAGGTCGCGTGGCCAGTCGTCGGGGATCAGCAGCTCTACCGGGTTCAGGCGCTCGAGCTCGGCCAGCAGGTTTTCCCAGCCTTTGATCTCTTGCACGCTGAAGTTGCCGCTGGTGATGTCCAGTACCGCCAGGCCAAACAGGCGTTCATCGCCGAGCAGGGCGGCAATCAGGTTGTCGCGGCGTTCGTCGAGCAGGGCCTCGTCACTCACCGTGCCGGGGGTGATGATGCGCACCACCTGGCGTTCCACCGGGCCCTTGCTGGTGGCTGGGTCGCCGATCTGCTCGCAGATCACCACCGACTCGCCCAGCTTCACCAGCTTGGCCAGGTAGCCCTCCAGCGAATGGAACGGAATCCCGCACATGGGGATCGACTGGCCGGCCGACTGACCGCGCGCGGTCAAGGTGATGTCCAGCAGCTTCGCGGCCTTTTTCGCATCTTCGTAGAAGATTTCGTAGAAGTCGCCCATGCGGTAGAACATCAGCTGGTCCGGGTGCTGGTTCTTCAGCTTCCAGTACTGCTGCATCATTGGGGTATGGTCGGAAAGACTGGACATTCAAGGCCTTACAGCTGTGCGTCTATTAGACAATTGCGAAACGTCTAATACTACAGACTTTTTTTCGGCATTGCTGGAGGCTGTGCGATGTCAATTTTACGCAGGCGCAGGTAGCGCTCAGTCATCTTGGCGTTGGTGTGACCGCCGAGCTTTTGAGCATCGTTGCCCTGATCGTCGGTGTCGGTCAGAGACTTCGCTCTGAGGTCATGGATGGTTGCGCCGGTGACATTCGCTTTCTCGCAGGCCTTCTTGAAGGCGTCCTTCACAGTCTCGTAGGAGACCGGCTTTCCGCCACCCCGGGTGCAAAACAGCGTGAGCCCGCGCACCTTCCTAGGGATGGCTTTCGCCCTTGCTATCAACTGCTCGAGATCCGGGGTCATGCCAACAATGAGCTTGGCGCCGGTCTTCTGCTGGTCGAATGCGATACCCTTGTCTGTGATGTCCGAGAGCTTGATGGCCAGCACATCGCCAATGCGCTGCCCCGTGAGGTAGCACATTTCGAGGATCGAGCGGATGTATGGGGACGCAGCGGCGCAGATTGCCGCGAACTCCTCGTCGGTGATGTACCGGTCTCGCTTCTTCTCGACGTGTCGCTTGATGCCGGTGCAGGGGTTTGAGTCGACTATCTGCTGTTCCAGCGCGTAGGCGAACACCATCCGGAGGAACGAGATCACCCGGTTGGCCATGTTCGGCGTTTCGGACATGTGCAGTTTGAGCGCCGCTACGTGCCTTGGTAGCACCTGGCGAGGCTCGAACTCAGCCAAGTGGTGCTTCAGTTTGGCGGATGCTGCTTCGTACTGCTTGATGGTGTTTTCCGCCAGGCGCCCCCGCATTGCGTCCAGTGCGTCATCGATCAGTTTCGGCATTCCACCCTGGCCCTTGCCGCCCATGATCTTGGCGTAGGCGAGCAGAGCTCCCTGGTAGTCCTTGTCCAGACGCTCCCATTTTCCTTTCCTGACCAGGTAGTACGCCCCATGCTTCATGTACATGCACGGCGGCAGATGCCTGTCCTTTTTTCGCGGCCTCATCGGTCGTCCCTTCTATCAAAACCGGAGTTCCGGTCCTTTCTTCTCGGCATGCCCGCCCAGGCGGGCCAGCACGACTTGTCTCAGCACCTTTGGCTTGCCGTCGGCGCCCAGCACATACCCAAATTTTTCTGCTTGTAACCAGCGGACTTGGTCCTTGGGGCGAAGGTAGCCCGTCATGTCGGCTACCTCATCCGGTGTCATGAACATGGTTTCTCTCCACGCCGCCGGTGGCGGCAGGTTGGTGTTCAGGCTGCTTTCTGTGAATGCGCAGCGTCACGGCGGCGGCAGATTTGAACTAGTAGGCGATAGACTCTGAAGCGTCGGCCATCGCCGGGCGCAACCTCCGGAGCCAGGTTGGCCAAGTCCTCTTCCAGCATGCCGAAGTAGTAGAGGTGCTCCCCGTCACCCACCCATTCAGGCTGGGCAGTTGCCCAGTCACGGGCTTGAACGCAGGGTAGGCAGGTTTTGAAACTTTCCATCGAACCTTCCCAGCAGCCAGCCACCAGTTGGTATCGCTGCCCAGGCTCGATATGCCCACGGCATTCGCAGCAGGCGTGGCGCTTCCTGGCCACGGGTTCGGTCGTGGTCTGAAAATCAGACATGGTTGCTCCTCGCCCGCGCATGTCGGCGGGCTTGAGTAGTAGGGGGAGGGGTTACTTGATACGGCCGGTGAGCCGTTCGCGCCAGGTCAGGCGCCGGGGTAGGTGCTCGCGGTCATCGATCTCGACAACCACATAGGCTGTGCGGTCGAACGTGGCTTCACGGCGCGCCGCTAGCAGGCATGCTTCGTCATCCGCGCCCTGGGCAGTGCTGGCGGTCAGCTCATGGATATCGAAGCCTTTGCTCTCGACGTGCCAGCCGTGCACCACGGCAATGAACCGGCTCATCGCGGCCCCCTGTAGATCAGGTAGGCCATGTAGGCGAGGGCGATCATGGCTGGGCCTCCTTGGCCATGGCCGCATCGATGCGCCTGTCGAGAGTCTCCTGTGTGCTGAGGAAATCGTGACCATCCAGAGGCAGTTGCTTCTGTCGCAGCCACCGATACCGCTCGCCATCCTTGCGCAGCGCCTCTTTCTCGGCGGCGAGCTTGCCAAGCGCGCCGTAGCACTCGGCCAGGAGGTTGTTTGCCGTTTCGATAGCCGGCCCTTTGCCCGCCACGCCGCGCTGGCACGCCTGCATCAGTGCTTCAACGGGGTTCTTGTCAGTAGGCATTGATCAGCTCCTTCGGCACTTGGACGGTATCGCCGAGCTTGGCCGCGACGTAGGCTCGGGTTGCAGCGATCAGGCGAGTTTCACCATGGCCGTATCCCACGCGGGCATCTCCGTCATCAAGATCGATCCAAACCTCTGCGCCCCGGCCGCCGCCGATGGCTTTGGGGAGTGGCCGCTCTTCTGGGTTGACGCGATCAATCAGCGGCCCGCCCAGCGCCCAATCTTCCCAAGGGTTGAAGCGCTTCGTGTGCTCGGTGGCGCTGGCCTTATACCGGGCGAACACCCGCCAGGGGTTGCCGTATTGCGGGGGAGCCAGGAACACATCCAGGCCTTCTGCCTTGCCGACGGCCCAGCCAAGCGCCTCGCCGGCCAGGTATGCCGTCTTCACTTCGATCAGGTCGGTCATGACGCCTCCAGGGTCTGGTCATAGGCCGAAAGCATTGCCGCGATCTGTTCGTCGGTCAGTTTCTCTTCCCGATAGGTCAGCAGCTTGAAGCGGCTCCTGTTATGGACGGCTTTAATCTTCGCGCGTATTTCATCCGTGACTGGACCAAGGCGCGGGGTGTAGCTCTTGGCTACTTCAACGCCGCCCACCTTCCGGAATCGGCGCCCTCGGTCGTCAACAATGACTTGGGTGGAAGTCAGTCGTGCAACCTTGGCGAGACGGTAAGGCTCACGCCAACCGCCTTCGAAGATTGCCACTTCGTCCCCGGGCGCAAGGCTTTCTAGCCATTCGTTGCCGGTCTTTTCGATCTGGCTCACAGCTCATACCTCTCATCAATCCAGCGCCCAGGCGCCAGTGCGGGTGTAGGTTCGGGTTGGGTTTCGTGCGGGGAGAGCTGGCGCTGGTTGCCGGCCTGCAGCTGGCTGTCGGGGATGCAGCTGAGGCCGACCCCATTCAGCAGGTAGCAGGTGACGCCGCGCTGGCTGTCGTGCTGCACGTCGATGACGTTCTCGGTTGCGCTGGCGCCGGTGGCCAGCAGCAGGAGGCATAGCGCAAGGCGGGTCATGGCTTTACCCCGTGCAACTGCTTGTAATAGTCACCGGCCGGCCCGGCGTAGCGCAGGGCATCCGTGACGTTCATCCAGCCATGGCTTTTGGCGAGCGCCCACACCTCGTCGTAAAGCTCTGCCTTACGGCTCTCCATGCTCTTCCGGTGCGCCTCATGGTGAGCGGCCAGCGCTTTAATGCAGCGCTTGCAGGTGACCAAGCCTTCCTTTGTAGTGAAATCGCCCTCGATCAGGTTGGTGCCGCAGAAGACGTAGTCGTCGCCGTCGTCTTGTGGCGCGCCTGATCCACCGAAGGTGAAGTGAGTTTTCCGCCTGCTCATTCCTTCACCTCGATGGCCACGTCGTCATGAATCCACTCGATGTCGAGCAGGTCGTCCTCGGTGATCTGGTCTTCCCTGGTGTCGGCCATGCTTACCAAGTCCTCGACCTCATCATCAGGCACGTCCTTCATGACCTTGCGGAAGTTCACGACCGCTTTCCCGGTCAGGATGATTGTTTTGCCCACGGCAGTTCCTTGGCCGCCATATCGCGGCAGTGAATAGAGGGGAGAGGGGTTGCAGCTGACAGGAGTACAAATGTGCTCTTGCGGTCATTCGCACTGGTTGACCGCGTTCCAGGCGCTGGCCAGGCCGGCGTGATCAGCCGCTCTGGCTTCTTTATGGCAGTTGTCACAGCGGATGCTGTAGGGCAGCTGCCGGCTGCTGTCGTGCCCGGTGTTGAAGCCCTGGCAGTTATCGCAGCTGGTGCAACGACTGGGCTTCTCTGGCTCGCTCTGCGGCGCCTCCGGCTCTGCGCTGGCGGATAGAGCAGCGTCGATACGTTCCCGCTCTGAGTTCAGCAAAAACTCATTGGTACGAACTTCACGCAGCAGCGCATCCCGCTGGTCCAGCTGGAGCAGAGCCTTGTCCAGCTCGTCGCGCAGCCACTTGGTATCGGCTCGCAGCCCTTTGACTACCTGCGACTCAAGCCCTTTTTTCAGCTCGGCCAGCTGGGCGCGCAGCCTTCCAACCTCGGCACCAAGCCCATCGCGCTCGTCGTTGAGGTTACGAATGATCTGTGAAAGCTGGTCAATCTCGCCGGTATCGAACATCGGTCCGATCGGCGTGATTGTCTTGCCCGTCTCCGCCGCATCCCGCTCTGCCTCTTCTTTGGTCCACCAGATGGCAGTACCAACCATCCAGGCTATTGGCTCGGGGTGGGGCTGCGGGGCTGCTTGCGGCGCATTCTTCAGCAGCGTGCTCCAGAGAGACCTTGCAAGGTCCGGGTGCATGCATACGCCAGCATTTCACGCGTCAGCTCGCGCGGCACGCTGACCATCTCGGTGTTGCTGGATCGGTTTTCTGTGGGCATGGGTATACCGTTTGTCTAGAAGTTGGCTTAGTGGCACCACAATTGCTTGCGGTAGCTCTTGTTGGCCCGGAGAAGCGAGCGCAGGATGAAGGCTCCATCACTCTTCGGGAGTCGTCGATATGGGTAGCCAGAAGCACGAAATGATGAGAGCGGAAGAACAGCAAGCTGCAGCGCTTCAGATCGCAAGACAGGTTGGCGCCCTCCAGTACTGTGCTCGTCATGGAAACTACTCGCGCGGAGTCGGCGACATTGAGAGCGCGTACAGCCTGGATAATGCCAGGTTTACTCGCGGCGAGCTTGATGGCTTATTCGGTGATCGGCGGCAGATGACTGATGCTATCCAGTCGGCTGTGGCTTCCTGCCAGGCAGAGTGCTACCCGTGCCTCGAGGACGACGATTAAGCGGCGGAAGGGGCCTGGCATGGATGCCAATCAGCCCAGCCGATAACGGGCATCCTGGTCTTTGGACTAAGGATCTTCTTGCCCTTCTCGTCGAGCAGGGCGGCCTTGCAGCGGATCTTCAGATCGCGGCATGCGCCGGCCTTCTTGGCCAGCTCGATGAATTGCACTGCGTGCTGCGGAGTGTCGAAGAGGGCGCTGAGCTGCTTTACCTTCTCGCTGGCCATGATGGAGTCAGCGTTTCGCTGAACTGCCTCACCCCACTCGCTGGGCGTCAGCTCCAGGGGGGGGCAGCCAGCCCTTCCGCTGGGCTTGGTAGTCTTGGTCTTCTTCCTGGCGTCGGCAAGTGCCGCGCTCGCGGTCATGCCGAACACTGCGAATGTGCTCATGGTAATCTCCAAGCAGTCACGCCCTTCTGTTAGGTGGCGTTATTGGCGAAGTTGCGGTATTGGTGTTCGACAAAGCCATGTCGTCAAAGGGAATGAAGCGGATGCAACTCTATCTTTACGGAAAGAAAAAATTTCTTGGAGAGCTAATAGAAGGCAGCAAGGGTATTCGCCTTAGCGATATAGCTCATTATTCGATTATGGAAAACGACCTAATGAGGGATAATGAGCTTGAGAAAATATTTGTGTGGGACAAAGATCAAGTCAAAATTAAGGTAAATGATTTTTTGATCGACCCACAGTCAATTACTGCAAACCCTTCTGTGTCGATTAGGCCGGATAGGTGCTTCTGTGTTTGCTTCAGCACCAAGAAGAACGACCCAGATCTGTTCGCACGCTTTAAAGCTGATGTGTGCATTGAGATTGATCTTGATAGGTTGCTAGAGGTTCTCAGGGTCGCCAGCTCAAGCTTTGAAGGAATGGAAGTTTTACATGGGTCTGTGAACTATTACCCGGAGATCATGAAGGGCCCGCTCCCAGATTTGCGTGCTGTGCTTTTTTATAAGCGTGACATTTATATGATTGAAAGCGAATATCGAGTTGCGCTCTCGATTCCGCCAAATAAAAAAACCTTTAAAGGGCCAAGTGGTGCAATAATAGATATATTCTCTGATGATCCGAAAGACATTAGGCACTTGTTCATAAATGGAAATGCCCCTGAAACAAATAGGAGTTATGTCAAAGGGGCTTACTATCTATAGCATGCTTGGCTCAAATCAAAAACTATATCAGACGTCCTGAATCAGGCAGCGCTACGCTTCAACTGGTCGACCAACTGCGTCGGCAGGTTCTTGATGGTTAGGCTGGCGCTCGCCTGGTCGAACTCGACTCGCTCGCCGAGGAGGTGCGCCTCAAAGCTGATCGACATGCCTTCGGCGCGGCCGGTGTAGCGGCGATACTGGTTGAGGGTGCGCTTGTCGGCGGCGAAGGCCTCGGATATTCCGTAATCGCCCGCCCTGATGAAGTCGGCGAAGGTCTTGGGCCTGTCCTCATCCAGCACCTCGGACAGTTCGTCCAAGCTAATCGGCTCGCCCAGCTTGACCTGCGCTTGCGCGTACGCCACCAGGTTCTGGATCTTCTCGCTTGCGGTTTCGCTCGGCAGGTCCTCCGCCTTCACGAAGTCGGTGAAAGCTTTGAGCAGCGTGCGGGTTTCACCTGGAGCGTCGACGCCTTCCTGAGCGCCAATGAAGTCGCGGAAGTAGGCGGTAGATTTGCGTCCGCCCTTCGGCTTAATGAAGGAGACGTACTGCCGCGATGCCGGGTTGTGCTTCCACTCGCTCAGGTTGATGCGAGCCGCGAAGTGCAAGGTTCTGGCGTCGATCTGGCGCGAGGTGGCCACCGTCAAATCGTGAGAGACGACTACCGTGTCGACCTGCTGCAGGATGGCGATCATCAGGTAGTCGGTCATTCCCTGCGTGTAGAGGGCGAACAGAACGTGGCCACCGACCGAAAGGTTCGACTCCTCCATCAGCTTGGTCAAATGCTCTGCCGAAGTTCGGGTGAAGTCGATGAACGACATTTCGTCGATCATGGCTTTGGCAAGCCATCCGCTGAATGGATAGGCGCCGGAAGCGGCATGGAAGAAGCCCCAGCCCTTGCCGTTCTTGGCGTTGTAGGTGCCGTTCAATTCGAACAGCAGGTTATCGATAGCGCCGCTGTCGGGAAGCTCCGAGCTGGCCAGGTGCAGAGCCGCCGGGCTGCCGTCTGGCTTCTTGTCAATGAAGTGCATCACTGCGTGGCGAATGGGCATGGGTGATCCTCCGTGGCCGCTCGGCGGCATGGTGGCAATTTGACTTGGGATGGGGTATTACGGGTGACCGGCGCGTGCCGGATCAGAAAACGGAGTTTGTGATGGCTGAGCAAAAAATGAATGATGAGTGGAAGCCGAAATGTCCTCGGTGCCGCGGTATGAACTTTGTGACCGTCATGGACCGCTACATGAACACTGACAAGCCTATTGCGCTTGTGCTTTGCTCGGCTGAGGAATGCCAAACCGTCGTCGGCGCTCTTCCCTACGATGCCGTTTGGGGCGAATAACCTCGTGGCGCTTCAATCTCGTCACCGGGGTCGCGCCGTAGTTCGGCTACGCTGGCCTCGTTGAACTGGCGCGCCAGTTTTGGCGAGATGTAAAAAGCTGGCGCGTCAGGTCTTTCAAGACGACGCGCCCGCTCCTCGGGATCCTGCGCAATCCACGACAAGGCAAGGTCCTGCCAAAGCTCTTGAACTTGGTCGTAGCCGTGCCGCTCGATCTCGGCAGTCATGGCAACCTTGATCCCTTCCGGCATGTTGAAGAACACCTTCTCGATTCCCAGCTTCTTCGCCTGGGCCTTCTGTCGGGCCCGGTAGTCCGCAGAGTGCTTCGCGACACCGGTCTTTTCCTCGGCCATCGCCGATACCTCCCAAGCCGCTGGGCGGCAGATTGATGTGCTGCTGGCGCCGGCCGTGCCGGGCGCGAGTGGTGATGCGTTTCATGCTGCTTTCTGCTGATTCCAGGCGCCGACAGCTGCAAAGATCTTGGCGGCCTCTGCTTCGTCGAGCGTTGTGTCGGTAGGGATGGCGATCCAGCCGGATGCCACCAGGTGGTTGGGGTTGGCCGTGGCCCGCAGGTCGGTGTAGGTCGCCTCGATCACGTCGGTCAGGTGCTCGGCCCGGTAGTTGCCCTGCGGGGCCACCTCGATCGACTTGTGGTACCGCGCTCCGAAGTGGTCGCGGCACAGCACGCTGAGGTAGATGGTCCAGCGGTGCGGGATGTCGCAGACGGCGTCTACAACCTGGCGCACGCGGATCTGCTTGAGGTTCTTCCAGTTGATTAGCACCTTCTGGCCGCTGGGGTCGATGTTCACCACGGCTGCGTGGCTGGCGGAGACCAGCGCCCGGCAGGTCCGCTCCAGGCGTGCCCGCATGTTGTGGGGTTTGCGCTTGCTCATTGCCGAGTGCCTGTTTTGCTGGCCGCCCCGGCTTCCATCGCATCCACGAACCGCAGCGCGGCCCGGTAGCTGAAGGCGAAGCCGTGCACGGCCCCAGTGGCGATCTCGACCACATCCCACGTCTTACCCTTGCCCGAGGCCTGGTAGCGCGGAGCTGGCTGGCCGACCTTGGCGTGCGCCTCGGTCCTGGCTGACTTGCTGCGCTCGAGCAGGGCCGCGAGCACGGCAAGCTTCTGCTCGAAAGCAGGGTGCATTGCTGTCTGCATGGGGTGATCCTCGGGTGGGTCAGGCGTGGTATTCGAAGGCCTCGGCCTTGCGAACGATTCGAACTTGGGAGGTGCGGCGCTCCGGTGCGCGGCGATCGCGGCGCATGGGGTCGCTGTCGTCGATGATTGCGTGCATGGCGATGAGGCCGGCCAGGGCGATGCAGAGCGGGCTGATGATCTGCTGGCGCATAGCCTTAGTGACCGCCTCGATGCGGCGGCCGGCTTCCAGCTTGAACAGCGCGTTCTCGATGCGGTTGGCCACGGTTCCCGGGCTGACCGCCATCTGGCGGGCGATTTCTTTGGTGGTGAGGCCTTGGGCCACCCACAGCAATGCTTCAAGCTCACGGGGAGCCAGCGCCTTGCCGAGCTGGCCAATCCATGAGCCGCAAGTGATCGTTTCCATGAAGTGTCCTCGGTAAGGCGGAATTGTTTGATGGCCTGCGGCCAGCTCACCACTGCCCAGGTGACGGGCTTTGCGCTAGGCTGAGCGCTCTCACACAACACAGCCAGCAAAGGAGGGCGCAACCTTGGCAGTTTCCGTGGTTGCAAAATTCATCGCGGATGAATGGTTCAAGATCATGGCGGTTCTTTCTTTTGTGGCACTCGTTCTTTCGATGACCGTGGATTTGAAGGTCGACAACGGTGTCGTTGGGCTCTTCTCCCTGGCCGGCCTGCTTTGGGGCATTGGCGAGATGGCCAGCCGACCGTTTATTTCGGGCATTGCCCCTCATCCCTATCAGCTTGGGTCGGTGATCATTAGCGGCAGACCTCGCAGGGTTACCAAGGCTGGTATCGCATTCTTCATTCTTTCGGCCCTCGTCTCTCTGCTTGGAGGGCTGAAGGCCTACCCGTTGATTGCGGAGGTTGTCCGAGCTGCTCAGCTCTGATTTCCCGTCTGGCCCTGTCGCCAAGGCCAGCCAGTGAAATCTGTGTTGCTCAGCAAACCTGCGGGCCGACATGTCGAGCGAGGAAGCTTGCTGCGTTGCGTAACGTCCACCAGAACTCAATTGCCGGATTCACTCGGCGCCTGGTGGCTCATCTGCGGGTTTTTAAAGAGCGGTGGCTGCCGTGGCGGCCTCTGTGTCTGGCCGGTGTTGATCCGGCGATGAGGTTAGTATGAGTTTGCTCATATTTGCTGTCAATGGGTATTCTCATAAAAATATGATTGAGCCCATATTTGGTTTTTGTGGGGACGAAAAAAAGCCCGCTCTCGGCGGGCTCGGATACTTGGCTAGAGCTAAAGTCTGCTCAGCACCTTGCTGGGTGCAAGGATGTTTCCGACGTAGTGGATTTTCTCAATGTCAGCCCAGGCGATAACTCTCCGCTCGCCGTAGGCCGAATTGACTGAGGCCAGGTTCACCCCTTCTTCATTTTCAAACAGAAGCTCCTTGACCATGCTCTGCCCGTCAGTGGTGGTAACCATGACATATTCGCCGGGCACCAAGCGGTGATTTGGCTCGCACACTGCGATCCAGCCGCTTCGTATGGCCGGAGCCATCGAGTCACCTTTCAGCCTGAGGGCGTACGCGTCTTCGTCACGCGACCAGGACTCAACCCAGCCTTCGGCGTTATCCAGTCCTAGCCAATAACCGTCATTTCCTAGCTGGGCTGTGCCCACGATCTCAATCCTTCGAGTGGGTGAGGTGATTGGCGGGCCGGGCAGGACATTGCCGTCTGTATTCAACATGCCCCCGCTCCCGTCAGCGAGCCATAGAGCGCTTACGCCGCAAGCGCTGGCGATCTGAGCAATGAAGCTCGTCCCCTGGGACTTGCCGCGCTCAAGATTGGATATGGACGTTTGGTCCATGCCTACCTTGAGCGCGAGCTGACCCTGGGTGAGGTTGGCATGGGCTCTAGCTGCTTTGATTCGGTCTTTAAGTTCCATTGCGGAAGTATCAGGGGAGCTCCCATATCCTTGCAAATGAGTCTTCCCATGGCATATCTTATGAGAATTCCCATAAGGAGAGGTGCCATGAGCCCTATCTACAAAGAACTCGTCGCCCACTTCGGGACGCAAGAGGTTACCGCCGAGAAACTCGGAGTTGACCAAAGCACTGTCTCCGGATGGGTGCGAGGAAAGCACGGGATGTCTCCAGTAGTCGCAAAGCGCGCCGAGAGGCTGACCCACGGCAAATTCAAGAAGGAAGATTTGTGTCCGGCGTTTCCTTGGGAAGACGTCGCCTGATGGCCTGAATTATCACCACGCTGGCGTTGCGCCAGTAGATGACCGAAACACCTGCGAATCCATCCAGTACTGGAATCGCAGACGAAAAAAAACCGCCTGGCAGGGCGGCTTTCTCTACAGCATTTCTACGGGTTTAAGCATGACAAACATCGTCCCACTTGACAAGTCCAGGGGGTTCACCCGGATGGACAACCAGCTCATGGATGGCCTGCTGGCTATCGATCTCCCGGCCCGGGAGATGAAGATTGTGCTGTACGTGGCTAAGGCCACCATCAACTTCGGTGCGGGTGCTCAGCGCATCCCAGCTACCGACATCGCGAAAGCCATCCACGCTCACCCTGACACCGTGTCCAAGGCTGTTTCCAGCCTGCTGCGTCGCCGTGTCCTGTTCCGCGAGGGCGGTGCACGGGGTGACATCGGTGTGAATGACCCGAAGGACTGGATCTACGTTGATCCGAAACAGACCAAAACAGCCGACTCGGCTGAAGTTGTCCGAATCGGCTCAGAGTCGAAACAGACCAAAACCGCCGACTCCCTTCTTTATTCTAAGAATCTAACCCCCTATGTATTTCTTCCTTCGGAAGAAAATACATGCCCCCCCAGCGAAGGGCAGCCGGCTCCGGCCAAAGCTGACCGCAAAGCACCGTTCGGGAAGGCCGCCATGCTGGCAGATAACCCTCATGGCCTGGACGAGTCGCTGATCGCTGACTACCTGACTGTCCGCAAAGCCGCCAAGGCACCAGTGACCGCCCGGATTTGGGCAGGCCTGAACGTCAAGCTGGAGCAGTGCAAGGCCTTCGGCATCCAGCCAGCCCAAGCCCTGGAAGTCGCCGTCGAGAACGGCTGGCGCGGCTTCGAGGTGGAGTGGGTCACCAAGCGCATCGGTGCCCAGCTGCCAACCCATGGCAAGCCCCATAGCCATCACCACGGCTTCAACGAGCGCGACTATACCGCCGGCCTGTCCGAGCGTGAGGACGGCACCTATGCGATCTGAATCGGTGATTACCATGTCCGACGTGCGAAACGCCGCCGGTTTCCGCGTCCAGCCTGCGCACTGCGAGCATCACGGCGACTTCGAACAGCGGGTGACCATGCTGATGGGACGCGAGATTGTTGGCCGCTGCCCTGAGTGCGAAAAGGCCGCCATTGCCGAACGCCAGGCCAAGCAGCAGGCCGAGGAAACCCGCCTGAAGCGCGAGGCCATGACCCGCAAGCTGGGTTCAGCGCTGATCCCGAAGCGATTCGCCGAGCGCACCCTGGCCAACTACCGCGTGGAGCACGAGGGCCAGCGCAAGGCCTTGGCCTACTGCACGCGCTACGTGGCCGCGTTCGAAGAGATCGAGCGTACCGGGCGTTGCCTGATGCTGCTGGGCAAGGTCGGTACCGGCAAGACCCACCTGGGCGCCGGTATGGCCAACGAGCTGATGCGCAACACGTCGGCAACGGCCGTGTATCGCACGGTGGGCGCGATCCTGCAGTCCATCCGCGCCACTTACGACCGCCATAGCGAGCAGTCCGAGGCCGACATCCTGTCCAGCCTGATCGAGCCGTCGCTGCTGGTACTGGACGAGGTCGGCGCGAGTAAGGAACAGCCGAGTGAATTCGAGCTGACCACCCTGTTTTCGATCATCAACGGGCGCTATGAGCAGATGCGCCCCACGGTGGTGATTTCCAACCTCGACCGAGACCAGCTGCGCCATGCCATGGGCGAGCGCTGCTACGACCGCCTTCGCGAGGGCGGAGGGGTGATTGTGCCCTTCGAGTGGGAATCGCACCGCGGCGAGAAGGAGTCCTGACCGTGCGTCAAACCAAACTGACCAAGGCCGCGCGCGGCCGGGAGTGCCAGGTGCGCATTCCGGGCGTATGCAACGGCAACCCCGAGACCACCGTCCTCGCACACTACCGCCTGGCTGGAACGTGCGGCGTGGGCAAGAAGCCACACGACCTGCAAGGCGCCTGGTCCTGCAGCGCCTGCCACGATGCGTGTGATGGGCGCAGCCAAGCTGTAGACCGAGACACCGCGCGCCGTTACCACGCCGAGGGCGTCATGCGCACCCAGGCGCTGCTGCTTCAGGAAGGGGTGTTGATCGCATGAAGACCCCAGCCCTGCGCCAGTACAAGCCTAAGAAGGCCAGCGCCAAGCGGGTTGATCGCGAGGGTCCGGAGCAGGCCGCACTCATGCGGGAGATCGAGCTGTGCTACCCCGAGGTTTTCGAGCTGATCTACCACGTTCCGAATGGAGGTCACCGACTGAAAGAGGTCGCGGCGAAACTCAAGGCGCAGGGCGTGAAAGCCGGCATTCCCGATCTGGTGCTGGCTATGGCCCGAGGCGGCTATTTCGGCCTGTACATCGAGTTCAAGGCGACGGTCGATCCGGCGCCCGTATCACCCAGCCAACAAGCGTGCATTCGCCGGCTTAACGACCAAGGCTACCTGGCCGTTGTGTGTCAGGGGCATTTCGACGCCATGGAGTGCCTGAGGGCGTACCTGGCCCTGCCAAAAACGGAGGTTGCAGCATGACCAATACCGCCGCTGTGAAAATCAGCGATGCAGAGATTCGCCGGCAGGCCGCCGGCCAGGTGCGTGACCTGCGCGCCCTGGGTAATCACGGCCTGTATTTCCGGTTTCACCGTTCCCGTGAGCGCGGGTCCTGGTACCTGATCCACAAGGGCAAGTGGAACCTGATCGGTTCCTACCCTGAGCTGAGCGCTGCCAAGGTGGCCGCGGCGCTGCCGGATATCCGCCTGCGTCTGGAGGCGGGCGAGGGGTCGAGCCTGTCGAGCTGGGTGCTGACCGGCGAGCTGCTGGCTTGGTTCGCTGAGCGCATGTCCCGGGACCGCAACCTGTCGGGCAAGCGCAAGAGCACGGCCGCGTCGGCTTTCAAACAGCACCTAGTGCCGCGCCTCGGGCAGATCCCGCTGGCCCAGATCGACAAGGCGCTGCTCGACCGGGAGCTGATGTGGCCGCTGCAGGAGTCGCTGTCAATCGACTACGTGCGTCTGGTGTATCAGCTCCTGGCTCTGGCTTTCCGCCAGGCCTTCAAGCTCGAAAAGATCGGCACCAACCCAATGGCAGGTATCCGCTTCGGCGACTTCTCCAAGGCCAAGGTCACAGTCAAACCATCGCGACTGCGGGGTGTGCACCTGGAGCAGCTGGTAGCGCGTCTGCTCAGCACGCTAGCCCAAAATCCACAGCATGGTGTGCTGGCTCTGATGATGCTGTTCCACGGAACGCGTCTGGCAGAGACCCGCATGGCCCGTTGGAGCCACATCAGCCTGGCTGAGCAGGAGTGGTTCATTCCTGCCGAGCACACCAAAACCCGAGTACAGCATCGCCTGCCACTGACCGATCAGGTGCGCGCCTTACTCATGGCCTATCGCGAGATTCAGCGCAGCGAGGGTTATGACGGCCAGTTCTTGTTCCCAGGCAGGAAGGGCAAGCCGCTGGGAGAGGTTCAGGCGTGGGCAGTGTTCGAAGCCATCAGTGAAGGCGAATGGAGCAGCCATGACCTGCGCAAGCTGGCTCGCACCTGCTGGGCTGATCTGGGCGTTGATCACCTGGTGGGCGAGCTGCTGGTCAACCATGCGATGGGCCACAACGTGAAGGTGTACATCCAGTCCGACATGATGGCCCGCAAGCGCGAGGCGTTGGAGAAGTGGCATGCACATCTTGATCAGAAAGGATTCAACCTGATTCGCGGCTTGATCCGCTTTAGATCCGTTGATTCAGGTAATTCCGCTGAGGCCCTGCAGAGCGTGGGCTGCGACGACATTCCGGAATCAACCATAAGCGAGGATTCGAAATGAATATTTCCGAGCACGGAGCCGTCGCCTTCCTCTATGGCCTGAACGGTCGAGCCATTGGGCAGGTGATCATTGATGAGTGGTTTGGCGTAGATCGCGGCGAGGAAGTGACCGTTGTGCCTCGTCAGGGAGGTCTTCTTGGGGATCATCCTGGTGCCCTGCGGCTCGACGAAATGGCAGTGGCTGGCAGCGCTGTTGCTCCATGCCGACGTTCGGCCAGGCCTTGGCTGCGCGCCAAGAAGGGGCGTTCAAGTCGATGAGGAAAAGCCACGGCCCGGCTTTCAAGAAGGCCGTAATTGATCTGGATGTATGCCCTTTGTGCCGTGGGAGAGCGGTCACCAAGGGCTTGTTTCACGAACTGCCCTGCGACCACTGCAACGCCTCGGGCTTTGTGGCGGCTGCAACAGGCGAGGCCCTGGCCCTGGATGAACTGGTGACCCAGCTCAGCATGAGGCTTCGGGCAGCGCTCCGGCAGATCGAGCAGTTGAAGAAACCTCAGGCATCCGGGCCTGAGGCGACATATCAGGGAAGCAACCGGCGCGGCGCCGGCGGCACCAACTACACCGGCGATTGAGGGGGAAGGACATGAGCAATCTAGAGAAGACGGCCGAGTATCTGCTGGAGCACTGGGGCCGCTGGGTGGTGCTGGGTTCAGGCGTGTCGTGCTGCGCATCGAGGGAGAACACCATTCTCGATCCGATGATCACTGATGACGACGCCCTGTTCATCGATGGGCTGGTGGGTCGTCTGAACAAGCGCTACCCCGAGTGCGGCCAGGTCATCATCAAGTACTACAGCTCCCGGGATACTGCACTCAGGGATGTAGGCAAGAAGCTTGGCTTTGGCGAGGAGAAGACGCGGCAGCTGTGGAAGGCCGGCGTGGCCTGGATCGATGGTGCGCTGGATGTTCGTCGAGAGGCCGCTTGACATCCCCGGTCCTCACCCGTATCTTTCGTGTTACTTTGCGGTAGGTGCGCGAGAGCAAACTCGCCATCACCAGCATCCACCATAGAGCCTCGGCATTTGCCGGGGCTTTTTCGTTTCTGGACGCTCGAAATGAACGCCATTCGAGACTACTACCGGCGACATGTGTACCTCTCAAACCTCATTGACGAGACGCACTATCTGCTCGTTCGTATGGAGCCACACGAAGACGCGAGGATTCGCCCCGTGCGAGTGAGGCACCTTCGAAAGCTTCTTCGGTACAAGAGACGCGCCAAGGGACGTACCCCACAATTCAAATGGAGCGACTGATGGACCCGACCGACCTCGGCCCAGGCACAGCCACCTGGCTGGGCGGAACGGGCACCGTATTGCTAGGCGGCTTCCTGTGGCTGCGCAAGTTCCTTTCCAAGGACGCCACTGACCGCGCTATGGACAATGCCGACATCGGCACGGTCCGCCGGCTGAACGAACTGCTCGACTCCGAGCGCGAGGCCCGCAAGCTGGCTGAAGCGCGTGCTGATCAGTTCGCCAAGGAACGCAACGAGCTTGCAGCAGCAGTAGGGCGTATGGAGGGAAAGATCGAAGCCCTCACCAGCCAGGTGGGCCAGCTCACCGAGAAGGTGACCACCCAGAGCGCCGAGATCTCCCGGCTTCGCTCCCAGCTTGGAGGCACAGCCTGATGGACAAATGCGCAATTGAATTCATTGCTCGTCGCTGGTGGCGTCGCGCTGAGGTCTGGGTCATCGCCATGCTGCTGATTGCAGGCGGTGCGGTGTTGGGTTGGCAGTCTGCCTACTGGGCGATGGCCAGCACTCAGGCCAATCAAGTGGATGAGATCCGCCAGGCTTATGATGCCGCCATGGCCGAGCGTGACAAACGCTTGGACGAACTGACCAGCAAGACCGAGAGCGCCGCGACCAAGGCCTCGAAGGCTGCAACCACTGCGACCCAGGCAGCCGATAAGGCCGACGAAGCGCTCAACCGAGTGACGCAGTGATGGCTCGGCTCAAAACGTTGGGCTCAAGGATCAAGGACGGCGCAGGGTCGCGGGTCAAGGTGGTTACGCCTGGCAGCTGGAGGAGCGGCATGACCAGCTCCCAACGCGGTTACGGCTACCGATGGCAGAAGGCGCGAGAGCAATACCTGCGTGACAACCCGCTGTGCACCTATTGCGCCCGACAAGGGCGAACGGCAGCAGCCAGCGTTGTCGACCACATCGTTGCACACCGCGGCGACAAGGATCTCTTCTGGAATCAGGCCAACTGGCAGCCGCTATGCAAGCCCTGCCACGACTCGGTCAAGCAGGCCGAGGAGGCTGCTGGCCTGGTCGGCTGACCGTCAGCAGATAGTCGCGAGGCGCATCCGAAGGCTTCGAGGCACGCTAGTGACGTGCTGCAAGGGTGGGGGGAGGTCAAAATATAGCGATTCTCACCTAGCTAGACCGCCTCCGACCCCACGTACAGATTTTTTTCCCCCACAGGATTTTTGTTAAATGGCTTTAACATCCCGCAAGCGCGCTTTCATCGCAGCGCTGAGGGAAGGTGCGTCCAATCGAGACGCAGCTGTAGCTGCGGGTTATTCCGAGAAGACCGCGTCTGCGGCGGGGTCTCGGCTGGTGAAGGACAAAGATGTTGCGGCCGAGTTGGCCAAGCTCCGCGCCCTGGGCCTGATGCCGCCAGATGTTAAAGCAGATGTTAAAGCGCATGTTAAAGCCAAGCCTGCGCCGGAGCCATCGACGCAGGCTGAGTCCGCGACCGAACCCGCCGCCGCGAAGGACGAGCACACCGAGCCGGAGCCTGCCGGCTTCGACCTCATGCAGGCGTTGCTTCACCGCGACCCGAAGGACTTTCTGCTGTCGGTGATGAACGACCTGGCGTCGGAGCCGAAGCTGCGTGTTGATGCAGCCAAGGCACTGATGCCGTTCGTGCATCCTCGCAAAGGGGAGAGCGGAAAGAAGGATCAGGCCCAGGCAAAAGCTGAACAGGCATCGACTGGCAAGTTTGGCGCCCGGCGCGGGCCGCTGAGGTCGGTGAAATGAAGGAATGGACAACTGCATGCCCCGATTGGGAGCAGCGCATCGTTGCGCGCAAAAGTCTGATTCCCTTCAAGCCGCTGTTTCCGACCGAGGCCGAGGAAGCCCTCGATGTGTTTGGTGCGCTCCGCATGGTGGATGCCACCGGCAGCCCACTGATGTCGGAGACCGTGCGCGATTGGGTCAACCAGTTTGTGGCCGCGATCTTCGGGGCCTATGACCCGGATGAGGGCCGGCGCCTGGTCAGCGAGTTCATGCTGCTGATCAGCAAGAAGAACGGAAAGTCCACGATTGCCGCAGGCATCATGCTGACCGCGTTGATCTTGAACTGGCGACCCTCGGGTGAGTTCATCATCCTGGCGCCGACCAAGGAGATCGCCGACAACTCCTACATCCCGATCCGCGACATGGTGCGGGCGGATGAGGAACTCGACGCTTTGCTCAAGGTGCAGGATCACCTGCGCACCGTGACCCACCGGCAAACCAACGCCACCCTCAAGGTGGTTGCAGCCGACAGCGAGACGGTGTCAGGCAAGAAGGCAATCGGCGTGTTTGTCGACGAACTTTGGGTCTTCGGCAAGCGCGCTAACGCCGAGGCGATGCTTCGGGAAGCAACCGGTGGCCTGGCCTCTCGGCCTGAGGGATTCATCATCTGGGCAACGACCCAGTCCGATGCGCCGCCTGCTGGCGTGTTCCGGCAAAAGCTGCTGTACGCCCGCAAGGTGCGCGACGGCGAGATCGTCGACAAGTCGTTCCTTCCGGTGCTGTACGAGTTTCCGAAAGCGATGCTCGACGCCGGGGCGCATCGGAATTTCTCCAACGCCTACATCACCAATCCCAACTTGGGGCTTTCTGTTGATGAGCCGTTCATTGAGCGGGGCTATGCCCAAGCCCAGATGGACGGGGAAGAGTCATTTCGCGGCTTCCTTGCCAAGCACCTCAACGTCGAGATCGGCCTGGCGCTGCTGTCTGATCGCTGGGCTGGCACCGATTACTGGGAGCAACAAGCCTCCGAGCTGTGCAAGACCCTGGATGATCTGATCGAGCGCTGCGAGGTGATCGACATCGGCATCGACGGTGGCGGGCTGGACGACCTGCTGGGGCTGGCAGCCATCGGGCGCGAAATAGGCACTCGGCGCTGGCTGACTTGGACTCACGCCTGGGCGCACCCCTCTGTGCTGGAGCGCCGAAAGTCAGAAGCACCGCGCATTCGGGACTTTGCCAAGGATGGGCACCTGACTCTGGTCAACCGGATCGGCGATGACATCGATGACGTGGCGCAGCTGGTCGCGAAGGTTGAGCAGGCAGGGCTCTTGGATAAGGTAGGCCTCGACCCGGCCGGTGTCGGCGCCATTCTCGATGCCCTGGAGGCGGCCGGTATACCTCGCGACAAGATCGACGGCATATCGCAAGGCTGGCGCTTGGGCGGATCAATCAAGACTGCGGAGCGCAAGCTGGCAGAGGGCGCTCTGCTGCACGGCGGTCAGCCAATGATGGCCTGGTGCTGCGGCAATGCTCGTGTTGAGCCGCGAGGTAACTCGATCCTGATCACGAAGCAGGCCAGCGGTTCGGCGAAGATCGACCCGCTCATGGCGCTGTTCAACGCCGTGACGCTGATGGCGCTCAATCCAGAAGCGAAAAGCGGCATGGACAACTACCTCAATCACGGCTTCTTCGACCTCATAGGCTGACCATGGCATTCAAATGGTACAACCCCGCGACATGGGGCTTCTTCGGTTACACCGACCCGGCCACCGGGAACTATGTGGAGGCTGATCTAGAGGTGGGTGGCAGACGGACAAAGGCGGGCGTGCGGATCACCACCAGGACCGCGCTGTCCATCAGCATGGTCTGGTCCTGCGTCAAGGTTCTCTCGGAATCGCTGAGCGGCTTGCCTCTGAAGCTGTACGAGGACAGGCAGGGCGGTCGGCAGATGATCAGCGGCAACGACCGCATGCTCAAGCTGCTGCGCAAGCCCAACCCGTACATGACGATGCTGAACTTCCTCAAGTTTGTGGTCGTGAACATGGCGCTGCGTGGCAACGCCTTCGCGTTGATCGAGCGCAACGGGCAGGGCGATGTGATCGGTCTGGTCCCGCTGGACGGCCGAACGGTCAAGATCGATACCGAAGACGAGTTGCTGTACACGGTGACGCCTGCCGAGGGTGACTCGTTTCCGGTGTCGCCAGAGAACATGCTGCATTTCAAGCTGTTCAGCTTGGACGGGATTGTTGGGCTTTCCCCGCTCGAGTACCAGGCAGAGACCATGGGCTTGGCCAAGGCGGGCCAACAGTGGTCAGCCCGGTTCATGCGAAAAGGGGGCTTTACCGGCGGCTACGTCATCTACGACGGCTTCCTGACCGAACAGCAGCAGGAGCAGATCCTCAAGCGCTTCCCGGATGTCCGCAAGGCTGACACCGACGACATCGGCAAGATGGCGATCCTGCAGGGCGGACCAAAGATCCATCCCGCCGGTATCACGCAGAAAGATGCGCAGTTCATCGAGTCCCAGCAATTCCAAGAGGAAGCGCTGGCGGGCATTTACGGCGTACCGCTCTGGCTGGCGAACCGTGCCGGGAAAACCTCGATCATGGGCTCCAACCTGGAGCAGCAACTGATCGGCTTCATCACCTTTGGGCTCAAGCCCTACATCGACACCATCGAAGACGAACTCAACGTAAAGCTGTTCGGTACCACTGGGCGCTTCCTCGAGTTCGTGGTTGAGGGGCTGATGCGTGCCGATAGCGCGGGTCGGTCAACGTACTACGGCGGCGCTCTTGGCGGTTCGGGCGGCTCGGGCTGGATGACCATCAACGAAGTGCGAGCGAAAGAGAACCTGCCTCCCCTGGAAGGCGACGAATACAACCGGGTCACCCGGTGGGAGATGCAAACCAATGGCGAACCTTGAATGCCCGTTCGAGCTCAAGGCCGTGGACGAAGCCGGCAACTTCGAAGGCTACGCGGCGGTGTTCAATAACGTAGACCTGGGCGACGATGTGATCTTGCCTGGGGCTTTCACCCAGGTGAAGGCAACCCGCGGCGGCAAGCTGAAGCTGGCCTTGTATCACGACCTGACCCGCCTGGTTGGCGCCGCCGATTATCGTCAGGACGACCACGGCCTGTACCTGAAGGGGCAGGTCAACCTCAACGTCAGCTACGCCCGAGACGCTTATGAGCTGATGAAGGCGGACATCCTCGACAGCATGTCAATTGGTTTCAACACCATTCAAGCGGACCCCGGCGAGCGTGATGGGCGGCGCGTCCGCGTGATTAAGGAAGCCGAACTATGGGAAGCCTCTTTTGTTCCGTTCGGCATGAACCCTCAAGCGCAAGTCCTCAGCGTCAAATCGGACATCAGGCTTTTCGAGAAGGCCCTGCGCGAACGCATGGGCCTCTCGCAGAAGGAGGCGGCGGCAGTCGCTTCGCTCGGCTACACCGCGCTACGCCGTGATGGCGGAAGCGAGGCCACGGCGATCGTGGATGAGCTGAAAGACATTTCCACCCTGTTCACCCACCATTTTGGAGTATCGCCATGAGCGAAGTTAAAGACATCAAGGATTCCCTCGAGCTGCAGCTGAAGAACGGCTTCGGTGAGCTGCAGAAGAAGTACGATGCGGCCATGGAGGAAGTCGAGAAAGGCAACAAGGTCGCCGGCGACCTGAAGAAGCAGATCGAAGATACCAAGGGCGAGCTGCAGAAAGTCATCGACCAGGTCGTGGATCTGGAGCAGAAGGGCGTCAAACTGCGCGGTCAGCCCGGCGAGGGTAAGAGCTTCATCGACCTGATCAAGGGCGACGAGAGTTACAAGTCGCTGAATCAGAAGAACGCCGCGCTGGCTCAGCTCGAAGTCACCAAGTCCGACATGGCCAGCATGAAGGAAATGAAGGTGACCAGCGCCGGCATCGTTGCGCCGGTCTATGATCCAGTGATTCAACCGGGTATCCGCCAGGAACTGCGCATCCGTGACCTGCTGACTTCCATCCCGGTAACCGGCCAGCAGTACACCTACTTCCGTGAGAAACTGCACACCCGAGGCGCAGCACCAGTGGCCGAGGGCGGCTTGAAGCCGACCAGCAACGTCACCTTTGAGCCGGTCACCGATCGCGTGAAGAAACTTGCAGTCTGGATGCCGGTGACCGACGAGGCGCTGGATGACGTGCCGCAGATGTTCGCTTACCTGCAGCAACTGCTCCGCTATGACCTCAAGTTGGAAGAGGAGGCGCAGATCCTCAAAGGTGATGGTACCGGCGAGAATCTGCCGGGTTTGATGACCCAGGCAACCACCTACGACACCGCCCTGAGCAAGGCTGGCGATACCGCCATCGATCTGGTTCGCCGCGCCATTTACCAGGTGCGCAAGCAGTCGCAGATGTCCGCCGATGGCACGGTGATGACCGAGCTGGACTGGATGAACATCGAGCTGCAAAAGGACGGCGAAAACCGCTACCTGTTTGCGAACCTGCAAGGCCTGGTTACCCCAATCCTCTGGGGCCGTCCGGTGATCACCTCCGACAGCATGGACGAGGGCGATGGCACCACCGGTGGTGAATTCCTGGTTGCGAACTTCGCCCGCTCCACCACGCTGTTTGATCGCATGTCGTTCGTGTTCAAGATGGGCCTGATCAACGATCAGTTCATCAAGAACGAACGTGCGCTGCTGGTGGAGGAGCGTCTGGGCCTTGGCGTGCGCCGCAGGGAAGCCTTAGTGAAAGGACGCTTCCCGACCGCCTAACCCCACCGAAGGCCGGCATACAGCCGGCCTATTCATTTCTGGAGGCAGCATGAAAATCAAAATTCTGTGGGGGTTCGTGGGCAATGGCGCTCTGTTGGGCGCCACCTCGAACAAGATCAAGGCTGGCGAAAGCTTCGATGATGCAGATGACGAGTACGCCTACACCTTGATCGGTAAGGGCCTGGCCGTGGAGGTTGATGCCAGCGGTAAGCCCCGGGTGGCCAAGCCGAAGGAAACCAAGCCGGCTGCGCCCAAGGACGACAAGGCTGATGCCGAGAAAGCGGCTGCTGAGAAAGCCGCAGCTGAAAAAGCGGCAGCTGAAAAGGAAGCCGCCGAAAAGGAAGCGGCCGAGAAAGCGGCAGCTGAAAAGGCCGCCGCAGAAAAAGCCGCAGCCGAGGCCAAGTAAATGCTCGACCTAGCCACCGTTAAGATGCATCTGCGGGTCGATGGCGACGAAGAAGACGCCTTGATCGGTGGCTACGTCGCGGCGGCCAAGGCCCACGTCGAGCAACACTGCGACCGCAAGCTGGTCGAGACTGACCCGGTTGAGCCCGAAGAGATGGGCTTGACCGGCGATGTCGAGCAGGCGGTCTTGCTGCTGGTCGGCCACTGGTACGCCAACCGCGAGGCCGTTGCTGTGGGCACTATCGCCACGGCCATGCCGCTCGCCGTCGAAAGGCTGCTCTGGTACAGGAAGCGCTTCTGATGAAAGCCGGACCCATGCGACATCGCGGTCTGCTGAGCAAGCCAGCGCGCGTGCAGAACAAAACTGGCGGCTTCGACCAGGTCTGGGTTGATGTCGGGAAGGTATGGTCCGAGATCACTATGCCCACCGGTAGGGTGTCACCACTTGCTGAGCAACTGGAAGCGGTCATTAGCGCCGAGATCCGTATCAGGCCTCGGTCTGATGTGGTCGCCGGATGGCGTTTTACTGAGCTGGCAACCGGTGTGACATACAAGATCGAGGCACCGCTACTCAACAACGAACGGGACATGCTGCGGTTGTTGTGCTCCAGCGTCCCAAACCCATGAGGTGAACCATGAAAATTCAAGCATTGGGGCCGCTTACCGGCGCCTCTGGTGAGCGCGAGAAGGGCGAGACCTTCGTCGTCGACAAGGCGTATGGCGAAGGGTTGATCGCCCGCGGCTATGCCGTGGAAATCAAAGACGAAGCCACCACCGCTGATAAGCCAGCGAAGGGCGCCCAGGCCAAGGAGTGAGCCATGGCACGTCGGTCCAGCATTCGGGGCGATATTCGGCTGCGCCGAACGCTGCGAAACATTCACAAGACGATGGACAACGAGCTTCAGCCGGCCATGCTGGAGGCGGCCAACCGGATCTTGGAGAGCCAGCGGCAGCTGATTCCGAAGGATACCGGGGCCGCCGCCGCCGCGCTCAAGGTGTACGTCTCGCCCAGCGGCTTGGATGCGCAGATCGGCATACGCGGGAAGCGCGACAACCGCCGGTTCTTCTACCTGCGCTTCATCGAGTACGGTACCAAGGGCTACACCGGCGGCAAGCGTGCCGGTGATCGAAACCGGCGCGTGAGCAACAAGAGCGACGGCACGCACTTCTTTGGCAAGTATCCAGACATCCCGGCCAGGCCGGCACATCCCTGGCTTCGTCCATCGATGGACGTCAACCGGGAGTATGTGATGGCCGACATCGAAGCGGCCGTGCAGCGCACTTTGCGCAAGGCGAGCCAGGGGGTAGGCAATGGCTGATCCATCGCTGGCCTTGCAGGAAGCCGTCTTTGCCAGGCTGCAGGCTGAGGTGAGCTGCCCGATTTACGACGGTGCGGATATCAATACCCCGATGCCCTATGTGTCGATCGACCGTGAGGTCTCGGTCAACAGTACCCCGATCTCAGGTCGCAAGCGCGAAACTCGCCTGCTGTACCTGTCGGTCTGGTCCGATGCCGTGGGCCAGGCAGAGGTGAAACGCATCAACGCCGAAGTCATCGCTGCTCTGGACGAGCGCCGGCTGCCGCTGGAGGTGGGCTGCGCCGTCTCTGTTCGCGTTGAGCAGGCCGGCGCCCAGCGCGATGCGGACGGCATTACTTACCAAGGCTCGATCACCGTCCGCGTGATCACCACCCACTGAATCAACTACCGGCCGCGCAGCGGCTTTATCCAATGCCATTTGGAGGATCCCCCATGGCCGATGACAACCTCAACACAGCCGCCGGCTGCCGGCTCGCGTTCGGTGGCAAGACCGCCCCGGCTTCCCTCGCTGAGTACCAGGCCGACACCTATGTCCAGGTGGGCGAGATCGAAGACTTAGGCGAATTCGGCGATACCTTCAGCGCAGTGAATTTCACCGCCCTGAGCGACGGCCGCGTGCGCAAGTACAAGGGCACCGCCGACGCCGGGAACATGACCCTGGCGGTCGGCTTGGACGCCGGCGATGCTGGCCAGAAAGCGGTGGCTGTTGCCCACAAGGACCGCACCAAGGGCAACTACAACGTCAAGATCACCCTCAACGACGGCGATCCTACCGCCACCCCAGCCATCCTGCCCACCACCTTCTACTTCGGTGTGAAGGTGATGAACAACACCGTGGCTGCGGGTTCGGCTGACAACGTGGTGCGCCGCAACATGACGTTCGCGATCAACACCGACATCATCGAAATCCCGGCCGGCCCGGCTGTCCCTTGATCGGCGGGGCTGAGCCCCGTCCTTTACTGCGAGAACCCCAATGAGCGAGTCCCTGTACGGCACCGTCACGCTGGTGATCGGTGGCCGCAGCTACACCCTCAAGCCCACCCTGGACGCAGCATTGCTCATCGAATCCCGCTTCGGCGGGCTGCGTGCGGCGCTGGAGTCCATGAGGCTGATGAGCATCGCCGCCTGTGCAGACATCATTATCGCCGGTGCCAATCTAAAGCCCGACGAGCACGCGGTCATCGCGGGCGATGTGTTCCGCACGGGCGTGGCCAAGGTTTCGGGGCAGCTGACAGACTTCATCACCGTGCTGCTCAACCCGGTACCGCCGAGCGTGGCCGCCCGGGGAAAGGACGAGGCGGCCAGCACAGCGCAGTGAAGAACGGGAGCTACGTTGACTACCTGTTCGGCGTGGCTACCGGCTGGCTTGGCTGGCCGCCCGATACCGCGTGGCACACCCCGATCCCACACATCATGCTCGCGCTCGATGCCCGGCTCGATTGGACAGGGCGTGGCCAGGCACAAGGACAGGCTGCCGCCGAGAAACCACCGACCCGGCAGGGCGTGGCGGAAAAATTGAAAAGCTTCCTGCGAGGGCGGCCCAAACAGTAGATAGCGTGCCGCCTCCGGGCGGTTTTTTGTGCTTGGAGATTTGCATGGCCGACCAACAAGTCCAGGGGATGCTGGTCCAGATCGAGGCTACCACGGCGCAGCTGCGCCGCGAGCTGGCCAGCGCTGACCAGGTGGTGGCGCGCACCTCCCAGTCTATCGACCGCAACCTCGCTCAAGTGGACTCAGCGTTCGACAGTGCGGGTGGCGCGGCGCAGCAGGCCGGCGTGTTGATCCGTGGCGCCTTCGCCGCCGTGGCCGGGGCAGGCATCATTGGCGGCATCATCAAGCAGGTCGATGCCTACGGGCAGATGTCCGACCGGATGAAGGCCGCCGCTGGCAGTGCTGGCGAATACCAGATGGTGCAGGAGCACCTGCTGCGCACAGCCCAGGAAACCTACCGGCCCCTGGCCGAGGCCCAAGAGCTGTACATCCGCACTGCGGACGTGATGCGCAGCCTGGGCTTCAACACCCAGCAAACGCTCGACATCACCGACAGCTTCAGCTTCCTGCTGGTGACCAACGCTGCGGCCGCCGACAAGGCCGGCTCTGCGCTGGATGCCTATTCGAAAGCGCTGCAGACCGGCAAAGTCGAAGCCGATGGCTGGGTGTCGATTCAAGAAGCCATGCCGACCATCGTCACTGCGATCGCCACCGCCACCGGCAAGAGCGCTGAGGAAATCCGCAGGCTTGGTGTGCAGGGCAAGCTGTCGCTCGATGACATCAACACCGGCCTGTTGCGCACCGTGGAGGCCAACCGCAAGGCTGCGGCTGACATGTCTACCAGCGTGCAGGATGCGTTGGTGAACATCGGCAACGCCGTCCAGACTTTCTTGGGCGGTATGGAAGAGCAGACTGGCGCCGTCGCAGGCCTGTCGAGCGTGCTGATCGCCCTGGCGGACAACGTTGACCTGGTAGCGGTAGCGATGGGCGGCGCCGGGGTGGCCGCGCTCACCAACTACGTTGCCAAGTCTGGCCTGGCTGTAAAGGCGGCGCTGGCCGACAGGTCGGCTCGTATCGCTCAGGCAGAGGCCGTGGTGCAGGCGGCTATCGCTGACCAGCGCAAAGCCGAGACCGTCACCATCCTTGCCGCTCGCGAGGCTGCGGCGGCGCGCGGTACTGCGGTCCAGACGCAGATGTCCATCCAGTTGGCCCAGGCTCGGCAGCGCGAGGCCGCTGCTACAGCCGCGGTAGCCACAGCACAGACAAGCCTGCGCACCGTCAGTGCGGGCCTGCTGAGTGTCCTGGGCGGCCCGATGGGGCTTGCGCTGTTGGCTGGCACAGCCGCTGCCAGCTTCCTGCTGCTGAGCAAC